GTTTATCACTATCTATCAGGGCCAGAATCATAAGTGCCGCCGCTAAAATAAGGATTGCAGTGGCTATACCCTTAAGCGCATCCGCTTTCAGCTTATTTTGGAATCCCTCTAGTGTGCCGCCAAGACTGTCAAGAATACCTCCAAATTTACCAATGGACTCAGAAGCAGCCTCTTTGAGACCATTTAGAGATTCGGAGAAGCTTTTAAAAAGTTTTACAACACTGAGAATAAGACCCCCAGTCATAAGGCTGGTAAAGAAATCAATAATTCCGCTGAAATCGGCTTTACTTGCCATATTTATAATGCCGCCAAATAAGCCTCCAAACACCTTCATTATTCCTGAACCGAGCGCCTTGATGACGTTCCAAACAACGCCCAACATTTCAACAAGGCTGCATTTGCCAAGTGCCTCGCCGATAGCGTCAAGAGCACCGACAACTCCGTCTTTCATTCCGGTTGCGATATCCCCGGCTACGGACATACCCTTGGCGATTTTATCCAAAAAGGTACGAAACGCTTTGAGACTCGGGGATACTATTTTTTCCTTCATTACACCGAAGAACTTCTTCATTCCTCCGGCTATACTTTTAATGACGCCAATCAGACCACCGAGAACTTCGCTAAATATCTTGGACTCCCGAATGGTGTTGCTCAGGTTAACTAACCAGTCGCCCATTTTGGCTGTTACGCCAAGAATGCCGCCTCCGAGATTATCGATTCCTCCAAGTAATGGAGATATAGCATCCCACGCTGCGACAAAGAACTGTTTTACAATATCAAGAACCGCGAATAAACCTTTAAACGTTCGCTTAAGGTTTTCGGAAGCAGTATCACTTAATTTCAGTTTTGAAGTAAACTCTTTCAATCCGTTTGTTAGATTGACAAGTTGCTCGACGGTCACGGGAGGAAATATCTCTCTAAACGCATCCTTGATAGGTACCACTACGCTTCTTATTCCCTCGAATACATTGAATAACGAATCGACCAAATCGGCTCTACCGCCAGCATCTTTCCAGCCCTGTAACAATTTGTTACGAGCTTCGGCGGATGCATTTATAATGTCGCCGATAACTTCTGAAAATTTAGTAAGCGTTTCTTTAGCTTCTTCAAAGTCACCCACGATGATCTCCCAAGTCTGTGACCAACCTGACTGGGCTGATTCTTTAAGCGTATCCCATAACTGAGTAAAGGTTTTAACCTTGGTCGCCGCATCTTCCATAGCCTGAGCTTCTTTAATCAAAGCATCTGCTTGTTCCTGCGTATATTTTCCAGAGTCAACCATGCTCTTGGCGTATTCTTTAGCGCCTTCTACCGTAAATTTCTGAAGCGTCTCATTCAGAATATCAGTGGACAACCATCCTTCTTGCAACGATTCTCTGAACGAACCATTCTTTTTAATAATGCCATCGATCGCAATACCATGTTCTTTTGCGGTCGCTTTCAAAGCATCCTGAAACTTCTGACCACCCATGCCGGCATTAACCACCGAGTTCCAGTCCATAAGTTTGACTGTACCGGAGGCCATAGCCTGGGATAACTGATACATTGCCGTGGACGCTTGCTGGGAGGATGAACCGGACGCAGCCGCCAGGTTGGCGATACCCTGAATAGCAGAAGCTGATTCTTCCAAACCAACGCCAGCTGCGGTGAAGGTACCTATGTTACGAGTCATCTCTGCGAAGTTGTATATGGTTTTATCCGCATACGTATTCAATTCACCAATGACACGGGTTACGTCTTCCATAGTCGTACCTTTGCTGGCGGTGTTTGACATGATTGTCTGAATAGCATTAATCTTAGTTTCATATTCATTAAAACCGCTCTTTACCGGATCAATGGTAAGCGCAGATGCAATCCTTTTACCGGCGTTAACTGCCGAGTTAGTTAAATTTGCGAGGGCGGTTACTCCCATTATCTGAAGTGCCGAAAATTTAGCTTGTACCGTCTCTACGGCGCTGCCCAGTCCGCTCATGTCGACTTTTTTAGCCGCAGAATTAACTTCCTCCAGACCTTTTGTGGCTCCGGTTAAGTTTAAACTATCTTTAAGTTTACCCAACGAGGACATGGTGTCAGCAACGTTTGACTCGAATTGCTTATTGTCAAACCGCATTTCGACAACTCTTTGGTCAATATTTGTACTCATGATTTAGTAACCTCCCTCCATGCGTTTTCTAAGATCTTATCGAAAATGGGCTGAATAGCGGGGTTGATATAGTCTCTTCCCTGTACCCAGCCTCCACCACGAGTCCCGTGTCCATACTGTAGAATTATGGCTATCGGAACTCCATTTTGAATATTTGAATTGTAAAATGAGATTGTTACCGAACCACGCGCTTTTTCAATCTTGTAATACCATGAATTAGCGGTTAGTCCGGACTCGACAGGTGTTGCAGACGCAAGGGCTGCCACGCCTTCTCGACCATACCTATCGAGATCTTCTAGACGGATAGCGTCCTTGACGTTTCCCAAAAAACGAAGAGTTTTTGAGAAATCGCCCTTGTGTCTGAAACTTATCATTCAATTAATCTCCTTAAAGTTTTGTAGTGTAATCCAGTGAGATCCAACCGGACCCACTCTTTAATTTTCCCCAACCGCTTTTAGAGCCCTTACCTTCTGACTCATTAACGATTGTAAAGACGCCCTTGCCGGTGAATTTTCCAGTTTTGGCGTAATTCATACCAGGTCCCTTACGAATATTCAAGGCCGCTATATCAACTCTGACCTTATAAGACTTAAAGGCGGCGTCTTTCGGAGGGTTTAAGCGGAAATTCACTTCTTCCGCAATTTGACCGTGAAGATTATACAAATAATCGCCAGGACAAGCCTTGTTGGCGAACCATCTATGTACGGTCATGTTCTGCTTGTCCGTTTTTCCGATGAGAGACTTATCACCTCTCCATTTCAGCTCTTTAATTTTGTTTCGTTTACAAATATCAACAAGTAGGTCAACCAAAGCCTCGTATGCCTTGTCAGTAACCTTGTATGGTTGTCTAGTATCGGAGGCCACCTCTATTGTTATGGCTCGATGGTCGTTTGAACGGCTGGAAGTGCACCAGGAACGATCCTTTTCTTCCACTCCCATTCCTATAGAACCATCATGACCGATTGCATAGTTGCAAGAAGCCCCGTTTTTAGAATCGTATTTGGTAAAATGACTCAGGTTTAGAATTTGTTTGGCTGTAAATTGTCCAACTGCACAATGAATGCTGATTGTGTCAATTTTGTGATTTCTAGGGGTAGTTCTATTAGGGCTAATTTTTGTGTAGCTTACCAAAGAACTATTACTCATGAATATCAACCTTTCTTATTGGTATTGTCGGGCCGAGATCAGCCTCTTGTATTGTGCTTCTTTCTGCGAGCCGCATTTAACGCTGCGTAGTGACTCGCAAGCTCTCTTCCAGACCTCTTCTTAGGAGGTTTATTCTTAATGTTGCAAACTCTAATCAGAGTAAGAAGTCGGCTAATATGCCATTTCTGACACTCAAATGGAATATTATGCGCCACCATCCAATGGTAGATAATCTCCGATGTCACGATTTCACGACTGACTTTCTCGTTTTCATCTTTTGAGAATGTAGTCGCCGTCATCGGCGCTTCTATGTACTCGCGAATCTGTCGAATATTATCTTCGGATAGGCATGCATATGTTTCCGGACTCACATTTTGCGTGAGGGTCATACATTTTATATAATCTAGGATTTCCTCATTGGTTTTGTCCTTCTTCGTCAGGAAGGGTTTACACCATTTGGATTCCCATTTTGAAAGAGAGAGCAGAGAGTGCTCCAACTGCAAAGTCTGCTCTTTCTTATAGACGAATACTTCTTTTTCGTCATCCCATAGTTCGATAGCAGGTACAGTAATCTGGAGCATTTCTCATATCTCCTTGTTGTTTTCTTAGTTAGTCGAAGGAACAGCATCCTGAACGGCTTTGTTCTTTCCGAGATCAGGAGGGAGAATTGCCTTCGCAAAATCCGATGCGGCCTTCGCATCCGTGGCGAGTTCCATGAAAATGATGGAATATGCCGGATGGCAAGCAAATTTGCTACGGATTTCATCGTTCTTCATGAAGTACTTACCGTCGGGAGACTTCTCGCCGTAAGATCTCAGTACAAGATCCTTCATATACTCGACGATACGCTTCGGGTCCTTCTCGTCGATGATGTTCTGAAGCAACTGGGTCATACCCCCAGTGACGCCCATCTCCATCTCGAGGCACTCAGCTTTGGTAAGGTTGAAGTAAAAGGGTTCGGTTCTTTCGTTTCCGTCAAAGTCGGTGTAAGTGATTGTTCTTTTAAGCATTGTTTCTATTCTCCTTTCAAATTAAAAAGAAGAGGAGCCGCCAGTGTGAACTGGATATGGCTCCCCCTCCGAAAATATAATTATTTAATTAGCCCGCTGCGGGAGTAGCTGCATCCTCGACAAGCTTCTTAATCTCATCGGGAAGAGGCAGGTGGGGATCTTTATCGGTGGTACCGTACAGTGCATCCTCAACGGCCTTAAGCTGCGCAGCAGTAAGCTTCGTCGAGTCGATGGTGAGACAAGCAGTAGGCTTGTTGCCGGTTACCGATACAGGCGTAGTAGAAAGCTCCCACGAGAACGTAGTAGCCTCGGGGCTATCGTTGATAGAGGAATATGCCTTCTCGGAAGGTGCAGCAAGAGCGCCATAGATAAGATGAATCTTATAGCCCTTGTCATTACCCTCGGTATCATTACCGACGACAGTTCTGTACGCCATACCGAACATCTGACGCTTCTGCTGACCGATGGAAACGCCCTCTACGAGCGAAGCCTCGCCATTGCATGCGCCAAACTCGGGCGGATAAGTATATGCCTCAACGGTAGCTGCGAACTCTTCGTTCGACAGGAGGTTGAGATACTTGATATCATCAGCGTAAAGCGGAGTGGGCTCAGCTCCGGAAGGACTCTCCGTTACGGAAATAAGACCGTTCCAAGCATAGCCTTTATCGTACTTCTTAGCGGTGCTATTGTAGGGGTAAAGCACGCCCTTAGAAACACCAGTCTCGTAGTAACGTTCACCAACGTTATCCCACGAAAGTGCTTTAGTGGTGGTTTCAGCCATGTTTATATCTCCTTTTCAATTTTTAGTAATATAGGGTAAACGGAAAATGATTAAGATTGTCGGCAACATACGGTTTACCGAGACGACATCTTTCGAAATGTTCGAGGAGACTGTCCGGAATTGTACTGTCAACATCGTAATCAATTACAATACCCTCATATCTATTTACCTTTACGTACACTTTATTGTCGGCGTACTGCTGATTTGGATCAGCGAATGAGTATCTGACACAAGGGTATTGCATTTCTTCTTCAGAGGGGGATTGAAAATACACATTTCTAGTTCCGAGGAGCTCACACAATTCCTCATGCAGTTTAAGCCTGCTTGCCATTGTATAACCCTCCCATCGTCAGAATTAATCTAGGGCGCTCAACATCGACCTTTTCGATCTTGTATTTAACGCCCATAAATACAACGTAACGCATCGAATGGAAATTCTCATAGGCAAATGGATCGGCTACGATGCTAATCTCATTTGACACTGTTACATTGTCGTTAACTTGATTGGTAGACTGAAGTCCTCGGTTGTTTCGTTTCAAATCACCATAGTAGTTACGCTCGGTAATCTGTTCGATCCATACACCGGGCTTCGACTCTACCTTTTTAGCGTAGCCGATTGGTCCATAAAATTTTGCCATTGATCGTCACTCCATTTTGAAATTAGCCCGCAGCTTCGACCTTCTCCTCAAGAGCAATTGCAGAGTAGGGCTCGGTAAGAGCACCGGAAAGTCTAGCCTCCATAAGGAACTTCTGCTTGTTGAAGTCGATATCGAACTGATCGAAGGTAGTGATCTCGCCGCCCTTGGTTGCGCCGACCTGATAGTTGTTCAGGTTCACGAAGAGGCCGAGAAGCTTGAACTTGTTACCATCCTTATCGGTTCTGATGAGGCCAGCGAACTGCTCAGCGGTGTGGATTGCGGTTACATCCAGCGCGGCAGCAAGGTCTGCTCTGGTCTTGTACAGACGATGACCGTTGAGGTCACGAGCAAGCAGCATTACGTTCACGAGGTGAGGATCGCAATACATCTCAAGCTCGCCAGAAGCCTTATACTGCTCACGAGCATACAGAAGATGCTTAACGATAGCCTCCGCATAAATATAGTTATCGCTGAAGTTTGCGCTGGTGTTGGTACCCTGAAGCTCGGCCTTCTCAGCGGCGAAGTCGATAGCTCTGTGGATGGTGTACAGTTCCTCATCCTTCCAGATAGGACGAATGCGGTCCTCATGAATCTTATCGGGATCGCCATCCTCACGACCGTCACCGACCATGATAGCAGTTGCAACCTCCTCGTTCATGGTCATTCTCATGATCTTCTTCTCATAGTCAACCACGCTGAAATCGGTGATATCCAGAATATCGTCGCGGTTGAGCTCGTCCTTGATGTATACAGTCTGAGGCTCAGTCTGTCTGCCAAGGAGCTTGATGTCGGCCATTTTGGACTTCTCCTTGCCCTTCTCATAACCCTTAGCTCTCAGAGCTGCAATACGAGCATCTGCCTGGCGAGTACGCACACGGCTAAAGGGGCTCTTGGCAACCTTGTTCATTACAGTGGTAACCCAACCCTGATCTCTGGTGAGAAGGTCGGGTGCGCCGGGATCGAGATTCTTAAACTCGGGGAAGAGGGTCTCAAGCTCCTCGATGCCGTGCGCAAGCTCGTTATTCTCAAGGTACATAGAAATAGCCTGCTGAAGGCTACCTACACCGCTGGTCTTAGCGAGGGCGATAATGTTCTCCTCATCCGAATGGGTGAGAACGCGGCCCCTCTTAACGTCTTCTCGATCAAAAATGTTGTGTTTCATAGATTCGTTTCCTCCTTCGTCTTCGTAATCTTCGTCATCTTCGTCATCTCCGCCAGTCGCATCCTCGATTGCCTGGCCGATCATGGCGTATACGACCGTCTTCTGCTCCTCGGTCATGGAGTCAAATACCTCTTTTACGGTCTTCTCATTGCCGGTATCTTCGGTCTTCGTAGTTACTTCTGCCATATCTTTCTCCTTTTCTTCTGAATGTTTAATAGTTTCTTTGTTTTCGGTTTCATCCGAATGGTAGATAGTGATAGCATTCTCATCGTAATTAACAATAAGAGTGTCTTCCTCATCTTCTCCGTGAGCCATTACATAATCGATATACGCTCCGGGATTCGCACCAGCCAGTACGAGACTGAGCTCTCTAATGGTTCCGTGAATAACGTCTTTACCTATCTGTTTGAGCTTATTAGCACAAATAGACAAAGATCTCACGTCGCCATGCAGAACCAGCTTCTTGGCATTCTTTCCCTGTGCAGTGTCATTGAACTTACAATATGCGTAGACACCATCATCGCGGTTCTCAAGCAATGCGTGTCCAAGAACTGCGTCGGGATTACCATGATCGTGATTCCAAATCAACGGTACGGTTCCGCCGTCATTATCCTTAAACGCATTCTTTCGAATTGTGCGACCATCTCCACAGAGTAGATCGTTTCGTGTGGCCCAGCCACTGAAATCATACTTCTCCATTTTGATTTTCTCCTCCTTCTTTACAGATTGGTTATCCGCGACCTCTCAATTTATTGAGACGTCGATAGTTGTCGTCGCCGAGCTTGTCTCTAAGATCGTTTTCGCGCGCTCTTTCAGCGGATTTTTGTTCCTTTCCGTAGGATTTTTGTCTAGCGTTTCCGAAAATGCCATCAACGACATCCTTACCAACGCTAAGTTTTTTCTTAGACGCAAATTTGCTTGCTTTCTGATTGTAATGATCCGCCTTCAATTGATACTTATTTGCAGTAGCTTCATTGGTGGCTTTGATGTTAGCTCCTCTGGCGCGAAGCGCTGCTGCTGATTTTCTCGCTGCCTCGGCTCTGAAATACTTACCTTGAGCTTCATACGAAGCGGCAGCTTTATCGAGTACCTTCGCATTATCGTCATGCTTCTTATATGCCTGGTTGCCGCGATCTCGATAATAATCTGCTCGACCTTGCCTTTTACCAGCCCTGGTTAACATTTTGGCATAAGCCTTTCGCTTACCCCATTTCATGCCAGGAACTCCATAGTGCAAAAGCTCCCCGTTATAAATTACATACATTTGATCTCACCCTCCTTTCATAGCTTTCAATTCAGAAATAGTCATGTTCCCTAAATCGGCACCACTAAGACTCGGTGGCTCCTCTTCTATTGGAGCTTCTTCGGGTAGTGGTTCCTCCATATACGGCTCTTCCATTGGCATTTCCTCAACCGGCTGACTTATATTGCTATTAACAAGCTGGTCGGCCTTAGGGTCTTCGGAAGGCTTCATACCCATAATCTGTCTAATTTCGTTAGACGTCATGATCTCGTTTCTGGTCATCTTATCCGCTATTTCGGCAAGATCATTAACCGGTACGAGTCCGAACGGGTTACTGAAGAACATGATGGATTGACGCTGCGAGCGAGCAGTTTTAGTAAGAAACTTTCGTTTCATCTCGTCGACAATTGCAGCCACAATCGGCTTAATTGTTCGATTGTTATAGTTAAGCATTGTCTTCTCATCCGCCGTGCCATCCAATATACTTTGAGTGATACCTAACTGCCCATATAGTGTGTTCGTCAAGTATTCAATCTGTTTCATTAGATTGTTCTCGATCGGACGATTCAACTGAGTGATACGTTCCGTACCATCCGTGTATGCAATACCATACTTTGAACCAGCCAACTGTGTCTCTATGTCTTTTCGCCGTTTTTCGGCCTGCTCACGCCTAGCGTCTGATTTGATTATGTAGGGTAATTGGATTATCAAGTCCAACTTACCAGAACCACTCTGTTCATCGATGGCGTCCAATATGGCCAGCTTTCTGACAAGACGCTGCAATGTCGAGTTCGGTTCGTTCATTACTGCGTAGAAAGGATTCTCTACTATTCCGACCATATACTTAGGAAGCCAAATATCTTCTTTCTGGCCGGTTTTCTCGTTATAGACTTTGACCTTTACACTAGAGGGTTTCCAATCAACGATTCTACCAGTTCGAATAGCTTCAATCTCATAAGAACCGCTAAGAATTGGGTCACCCTTCGTATCGGTAGGAACTATTGCAATACATCCCTCGTCGAATAACGACATTACAATGTCTTGCTTTAATGCCCTTCCAGTTTGGTCGAGATTTGCCTCAACCGTTAGACAATTATCTAACCCGGAGGTAACGTTTTCTATGAATCTATCATTCTCGTCCAATCGAACATGCCTGATGTCAATGTTTGAAACATCGATGGCGATCTTGTTATAGATGGACGTTATAATAGTTCTTTCGTTACCCCTTGAGAATCGAACTCTGTCGGGTCTATACGAATAACTTGTTTCGAAATCCCGGTATCGATACGTGGGATCTCGGTTGTTAACAAAGGCATTCCAGCCGTGTTTAATTCTTGAAATCAAACCCATTTTGATTTTTTGCCTCCTTGTGTTTGTCCTGTCGGATTTTTAGGATCGGATACATATGTTACCGCCGCCGCGGACGTTATCGCAGCTGCTGACATAGGTCCGGCTTTTTCAATGAATAGTTTAGCCGACGACTCGCCAGTCGCTTTTAACAATTCGATGGTTCCACTTTTGTTCAAATCGCCAGTTAACTCTTTAACGGACTTAACCATTACGTTTTTACTCTTCTGATTGTCGAACACTATGAGCGGGTTCCTAGCGCTATAACCACTGTATTTCATGTCATTAATGTCCTGAATTGCACCGTAGCCAGCAGACTTTAACTGCTTGAAGAATTTTGCACTCGGATTTCCATCATCCTCACGCATAAGTGGTATCGCGGAGTTGAAATTCTCATACATTTTCTTAATGTTTTTGTCGCTCATGTCATTCAGGTTCTTAATTTTATTGCTTCCGCCGAAATGACTTTTTACATGCTCTTGTACCGAATCCCTAAACTCGGAATCGTTCTTGTAAAGATCTCCGAATACTTTACCTGCCTTATCTTTGGACGCCACTTTAATATCGGAATTCGCCCGAAGCTCCATCAGATATGCACGACCAGCCCGACTCTTTCGATCCATACCGAGCAGATTTTTATACCGCTTGTTATCGTGATCACCTTTGGAAGCGTAAAATACATCGTGCAGCTTGCCGTTGGTGTCTCGCATTTCCACACGTTGTAATTTCTCACCCGCTTTGATGACCCCATCGATTCGATCTTTCCGACGTTTCACGGCAATATAGGTTGCACATGCAGCCACTGTAAGCGTCGCAGAAGCCGCCAAGATCTTTTCAGTTCGTATTCGATTGTTAGCAGCGGCTTGAGCTTGTTCGTCACTCATACCCATCTTTTTATACTGCTCTTCCAACCTAAGACGATGCTTCGACTTCTTTGCGAACGTTATGCCTTTATCCTGGATTCTAGCGACTTCTTTATTAGTCTTATATCGTAACTTGGCGGTTTTGTATGCTGCATCGTCAACCTGATATGTCGACCTGGCTTTTTCCATCTCCGCTCTTCGAGCGGGAAGTGGTACATTCTGGTATCTCCTGGTAGCTTTGTCATAGAGTTTGGAAGATTCTTTTCGTTTGTCTTTTGCAGACTTGAACTCTTCTTTTTGTTTCTGGAGCTCTGGACTATCAGAGTATCTTTTTCTTCCGGCAGGAGTTAATGATCCGTCTTTCTGCTGAAATCGACGAATTCCCCATTTTTGGCCTTTAATGCCATGATGAGATAGTTCATTATCATGTTCACATTTCTGCATATTACCTCCTTACTCAAAAGCATCAGCATTGGCTTTGTAAGCAACATACGCGTCGAGCATTGCTGCCACAGCGTCAATCTTCTGCTCATATCGTTTCTTGTATAGCTTTCTGTTACCGTTGGTATCTTCGAGTGTTATAGCATTGCCCATCGCAAATACCATAAGCTCTTCGTCAAACAGAAGCATTCGATCTTCTGCAAATTTCTTCAGTTCACCCAACGGTACAGATTCGGTTTTAGATCCCTGAATTACTTTCTCAACGCCAAAAGGCCCGTTTTCAGCAACCCATCGCTCAACGAATTCCTTCGCGTTGTACGGGTCATAACCGAAACATCGGACATCATAATTAGACTCAATTATGTAGTTGTCGAGATCCTCATATACTTCAAGAGGCTTCAGTACAGTGCCATCCATTACCATCAAGCTGCCTTCTTTTATGAACTGCTCATACTTAACACGCATGGCATGCGGTAATTTCATAAGCGTTCTGGAAGTTATGTAGTTTCGGGTCTTTATCCCGAATGCGCCATTCGATAATGGGAACAAGAACGTGAATGCGCAGAAGTCATCACCCTGTGAAAGGTCAGCTCCCAGCGCACAAGGCATCTGCCAATAGTCTCGCTTTCTATGCGGGAGGGTTTCTTCGTAAGAGAAGAAATATGTAAAGCCCTCCATAGGGATACCGAAACGCTTGGCCAAAATATCGTTCCTTGTAGAAGGAGCATTCTCTGCTCTTTCTACATCCAG